AGTCCAGAAGATTATGTTACCTTCATTAAAATGCACGAGATTATGCACTCTTTAAACAGGCCCAAAGCTATGGGCTTTGACATGAGAAAGAAAGCAGACAAGGTTGCATATGAAAATGCAATAAATGATCTGGCTGTTGCTGAAATAGAAAAGCAAGCAAGGGTCGATCCAGAAACAGTACGCACATTTCGTAATGCTCTTAGCTCTGGCATTATGAATACAATCTTAATGGGTACACCTGCTGACAAACCAATAATTACAGATGGTATTGTTTATATTCCTATGCGTGTTGCTCGTCAGTTTGGCATGAAAGAAGACAAAGAGTTTAAGGGGTATGCTCGCATTGAGAATGCTCTTCTTGGTTTACCATTCCAGTTCTATAGTTATAGCTTTGCTGCTTTGAACAAGATTACTGCTGCTTATGGACATGGACAGTTGAAGAATCAGTGGATTGGTACTGCGATGTCCATGGGTCTTGGCTATATGGTGTTGCAATATAAAACACCTGACTTTGTTGAGATGGAGTTTCAAGATCAGTTTGCTAGGGCATTTGATTACTCAGGTGTTGCTGCTCTTTATTCTGATATTTTCTATACTGCTATGTCTACGAGTTTGGCTTTGGGTGGGCCAAACATTACTGCTGGTGTTCTTCAGCCAAGATTCCCACAAGAACCAGACGCATTAGAAGCTGCTGCTGGTGTTCTTGGTGCTGGTCCTAGTATTGGTCTTGATTTAGGTCGTGGTGTTTATGATCTAACAACAGGTAATATTGGAGAAGGGACTAAGCAAATCATTCGGAATCTGCCGTTTGCGCGAATGTGGTTTTGGAAAGGTAAGATGAATGAGCTTACAAACATGATCGAAGGTGAGCTTGATGATGGGATTGGCTTTGGTCGATACTAATTTGTGCGTTGATATTTCTTTGTTTTTATACAACAAGGAAGCAAATAGGAGATAAACATGGCTGTTCAACCAAACTTTAGAGGTAGCGATCCTGCTGATAACGCTGCTGCTGTTACGCCAAATGACTCTACTGATTTAACAAACACTGCTAGAGCGCTTTATGTTGGCGGCACTGGCAATGTTAAGGTAGATACTGCTGCTGGTGATACAGTAACATTTAGTTCTGTCCCTGCTGGTGCAATACTACCAGTAAGAGTAAAGCGTGTTTATAGCACTGGCACTACAGCAACAACCATAGTGTCAATTTTCTAATGTTTCTTGGCATAAGCATATCGTTACATCAATTAAAGGTCTACGCTGCTGCGGCTGCTGCATGGATTCTTGCGACGGGTGTCTGGAATGATGCGGGTGTTTGGGATGATACTGATGTTTGGAATGATAGTGCACCATAAAGGAGCTAAATAATGGGTACATTTAATGATGGTGATAGCGGCTCCTCAATCCGTACAAAGATAAACACCGCTATAGAAAAGACAGAAGGCACAAGCGCAATTACTACGATTGACGTTAATGGTGGTGCTATTGATGGCGTTACGCTTGGAACAAACAGCGCGGTAACAGAAGCGCAAGTTGATAACATTAACATCAACGGAAACACTATTTCAAGTACAGATACAAATGGTAATGTTACGATTGACCCAAATGGAACAGGCATTACTGCTGTTACTGGTCCTGTTAAACCAACAACTTACAGAGAAACCGTTGGGACAGAAAGCAGTGGGACACTAGACCTTTCAACAGGAAATGTGTTTAGCCACGCGCCCTCAACTAATGTTACTTATGTATTTTCTAATCCACCATCATCTGGAACAGCTTTTGGTTTTACGTTGAAGGTAAGCCCATCTGCAACGATTACTCAAACATGGCCAGCGTCTGTTGATTGGGCTGGTGGTAGTGCGCCTACTGCAACTGCATCTGGTGAAACGGATGTGTTTACTTTTTATACTCAGGATGGCGGTACAACATATTATGGATTCCAAGCAGGAAACGCAATGGCATGAGTATATCACGATTAATACAGATGGGCGCGGCTGGAAAATCTACTCTGTGGAATCCGTTGCAGCTTGCTTTTATTGATGCTTGGTATGATGTTTCTGATTCTTCGACAATTACAGAAACGTCTGGAAATGTAACTGCTTTGGCAGACAAAACGTCAAATAATTATGATCTTTCATCTGTTGGAACAAGCCCAGTATATTCTTCAACTGGTTGGGATGGTTCTTTACCAGCAATAGAATTTAGTGGTAGTGTATTTTCAGCTTTAAGGTCATCTACTCGTTTAACAGAGGCAGATATAACTATTGCCGCTGTTTATGACACAGATACTACAGATAACCTCCGTAGGTCTTTTGGTATTGTATCCTATTCTAACAGCAACAACAAAGATACTTTTGCTCTAGCCCCAGATAACTCGTTAAGGTTTGATGGGGCATTTGCAAGTGGTTCAATTACGGCGGCAACAGGGAAGTTTTTGCGTGTTGCAAATGTAAACTCGTCAACAATGTATGATTTTATAAATGGCTCACAAAATATATCAGGCTCTGTTACGTCAGGGCTTAACACAGATGGTTACATATCAATGGGAGAAGTAGTAACTGCACTTGATCTTTCAACTTATACATTTAATGGACGCATTGCTGAGGCTGTTGTTTGCATTGGAACATTAAGTCAATCAGATCGTGAAAAACTTGAAGGATATTTTGCACACAGGTGGGGTATAGAAAGTTCTTTACCTTCAAGTCACCCTTATAAATCAGCACCACCATCAATTTCGCCTTCTGGAGGAGACCTCTATTTTTCTAATGTAGAGCTGTTAATGCACTTTGATGGCAGTGATGGAAGTACAACATTTACGGATAACTCAAAGAATAATTTTAGTTTTACTTCAGATGGTGATCCTGCCCTTTCAACTTCTGTAAAAAAGTTTGGAACCGCAAGTGGTTATTTTGATGGTACAGGTGATGGACTTGAGCTTGCCAACAATGCAGCATTTGACTTCGGTTCTGGTGATTTTACTATTGAGTTTTTTGTCTATCTTAATACAACGGCACATACTCACCATCTTCTAGCAAAACGCACATCTGGCGGGCCTACAGGTACAAATTGGGTTTTACAAGTTCAATCAGGAGGAGGATTAAAATTTTGGGCTAGTGATGGTTCTTCATATATTGTTAACGGTATGGGAACTTTTACAGCTAGCACATCGACGTGGTATCATGTAGCGGTAACACGGTCAGGCTCCAGTTTTAAAATGTTTGTTGATGGGACAGAATCTGGCTCTACAACAAGTTCAGACACTATTTCAAGCACATCAAGACCTTTTCAAATTGGTTTAGACCCCGCGAGTGGCACCAACAGATTAAACGGCTATCTTGATGAAATTCGTATTACCAAAGGCGTTGCTCGTTATACGTCAAACTTCACCGCACCCACTGCAGCATTTTTAGACTCTTAAGGAGAGGTCATGTATGTAAAACTTACAAACGGTTCTGTCGATCAATTTCCTTACACGATCGGGCAACTTCGCCGTGATAATCCATCTGTATCTTTTCCAGCAAAAATACCTGATAGCATCTTAAATCAATATGATGTTTATCTAGTAACCGAATTGGATAAGCCATCATATGATTCTGTTACTCAAACCTTAACACTTGGAACCCCTTCTTTGAATGGCAACCAATGGGAAGTAAGTTATATAGTGGAGAATAGATTACAGGCTGATGCCGAGCTTTATGTGCGGCAAAATCGTGATGCCCTGCTAATTGAAACTGATTGGATGGCTTTATCAGATGTAACAATGTCTAGCGAGATGACTACTTATCGCCAAGCATTGCGTGATGTACCATCGCAGAGCGGCTTTCCATTTAATATAACATGGCCCACTAAACCGTAGGTGAAACATGAGCAAGCAAACAGTATCAAGCGCCCATGATAGAATAGACGGTATTGAGCCTAGGGTAACAAAACTGGAGGCTGAATTGTCTACGCTTCAACGCAGTGTTCAACGTGTGGAGAATATCTTAATTGGTACGGCTGCATCGGTAATTGGTTTGCTGATTACGGTACTAATGAGAATGGGATGATATGTGTTCTGGTCGCAGTGTTATGGGGCCAGAGTTTTTCTTTCGGATTATATAAAGTTTGTGCATATGATTGTGGTCAAGAAAGACCCAGCTATGTTTGGTATGACAGAGCATATATAGCGCGCCCTAATTACAACTGCCCAGCGAGGTTCTATGCAACATGATAGACCCAGTAACCGCAATAGCAGGGGCAACAGCAGCATTTAATTTTTTAAAGAAGGGCGTTCAAGTTGGGCGCGATCTTCAAGACATGGGCCAGCAACTTCAGCAATGGGCTGGCTGCATGGCTGAGCTAGATCAGGCTGAGAAGATGTCAGAAAGGCCACCTTGGTATAAGGCTCTTGGCGGTGGCACACAAGCACAAGCTATGGAAGTTTTTTTAGCTAGAAAGAAAGCGCAGCAAATGCGTGATGAATTGAGGGAGATTATATCACATCCTGCTATTCTTGGTCCTTCTCATTGGCAAGAGTTTCTTAGAATAGAAGCAGAAATTAGAAAGCAAAAGCGAGAGCATGAGTTTCGTCGCATGGAAATTAAGCAAGCTATTATTGAATGGGCTGCTGGTATTCTTTTGTTTATTGTTTTGATAGGCGGTCTTGTTGGATTCGTATGGTTGGCTAATGCTTGATCCTGTTGGTAATCTTCCTTTTGCTGTAGAGGCTCAGAGAAGCCGTGAGAGCATCGAAAACCATCAGGCGCAGCAACAGGTGCAGGTAGAGCATAACCGCGCTCA